GGCAATTTAGCGCGTTGTAATTTGACGATAGGGGGTCTTGATGGTACAAAGCGGGAATTATGAATAAAAAACCCCCTGAACTTCACGTCATTGACGGAACAAAATCCCGCCGTGTCGACGCTGCCATGCTCCCGCCGACCATTCGGAAGCGCGTGCCGAAAGCTGAATGGCTCGACAATCCCGAAGGATTTTCCAAGGATAAATTTATCGAAGAAACGGCCGAATTCCTGCACGAGGTTTACGGCATTGGCTCGGAACAGGACAAACACGCGCTGGCGATGCTGGCCGACCAGATTGAAGTGTACGTTCGCTGCTCTATTTCGCTGAAAGATAAATCTTTAGTTGTACCTTTTAATGACGGAAAGACATTCGGAACTAACCCTTTCCTGTCGCTTCGGAACAAAACCACCACGCTTATCATCCAATTAATGAACGAATTGGGGCTTACTCCGCGCGGCAGATTGGGCGCGAACAAGACCGGCGATGATTCTCCGGTGGCGAAATTCCTAAAGGGTCCTAAAGGATGATGTGGGAAGACGGCGTCCGGTACGCCATCCAAGTAGCAAAAGGTGACATAAACGTTTGCCGAGATGTGCGGCTGGTTTGTCAGCGGTTTATCAACCAGTACGAAAACCAAGAATGGGAATGGGTATTTGACCCCGATTACCCCCAACACGTTCTGGATTTCATCGGTTTCCTGCGGCACACCAAAGGCCCACAAGCCGGTCAACCCATCGTATTGGAGGCCTGGCAGATATTTTTCATTTGCTGCGTTTACGGATTTAGGTCGAAAAAAGACCGAAATATCCGAATGGTTACCGATGTTATCCTTTTCATCCCCAGAAAGGCCGGCAAATCCACGCTAACTGCGGCAATTGCGTTGTATGAATTGGCGTGCGGGGAAGTCGGCGCGGAAGTTTTCACGTTGGCTACCAACCGAGAACAGGCAACCATCGTGTTTGATGCTGCCAAAGGCTTTGTGGAGAATATGCCGCCGGAATTCGCTTCAATCTATAACGTGCAAAAATACGTTATAGCTAAGGTCGGGGATTCCCAATCTATGTTTAAAGCCTTGTCGCGCGACACGAAAAAGTCGGGCGATGGTAAGAATCCGTCATGCGTCATCATTGATGAAGCGGCGCAGATTGTAGACCGGAACAGCATTGAGGTGCTTCATTCCGGTATGGTGGCACGACAAAACCCGCTGCGGATTTATATTACGACAGCCAGTTTTACCAAAGACACAAAGTTTTACGAAGACCTTGCCATGCTTCGTTCTATGTTTACCGGCGAAGCAACAGACAATCCCCGTTGGTTTGGGCTGCTTTACGGGCTTGACCAGCAAGACGATTGGCGCGACCCGTCCAATTGGGCTAAAGCCAACCCCATGCACGGCATATCCGTGTTTGAAGAAGCCATTGCTCAACGCGCCGAAGAAGCCAAACACAAGCCAGCAGCGTTAAACGAATTTCTTTGTAAGACGCTAAACATCTTCGTTTCTGCCAATACGGCATGGCTTGACCGCGCGCATTGGGATGACCCATTGTGTCTGATTACCGAAGACAGGCCGGAAGAACCGGAAGCGGTGTTTATCGGATTTGACCTTGCTGCTACCCGAGACTTAAATGCCGTCTGTACTTTGAAGCGATACGGGGAACAGGATTACGAAGCTGAATGGAAGTTCTTTATTCCCGAAGAAAGCCTATCCCTAATTCCAAAACATTACTTGGACATTTTTAACGTGGCTATTCAATCAGGCGTTTTGAAGCTGACGGAAGGCAACGTTATGGATGACAGGGAGATTTCGGAGTATATTAAACAGCAAGCGGAACTATACAACGTGCGCGAGGTAGGATACGATGCTTATAACGCTGCATCACTTGTTGCGCGTCTGCACGATGCGGGGATACCCGTTAAGAAGGTCGGGCAGGGCATGGCTGTTTTGAACAACCCGTCCAAGTATGTTGAGAAGTTAATCCTCAACAAAAAGATAAAACATGACGGCAACCCGTTTGTAGGGTGGCAGCTAGGCAACTGTGAAGTTTATACTGACGTTAATGGCAACATTAAAGTGCGTAAAAACGAAGCTGACAAATCCGCAAAGGTTGATGGTATTATCGCGCTCATTATCGCGGCGCATTGCAGTCTGGATAACCCGTTCGTCTCGAACAGTTTTGGCTTCCGAAGTTTTTAGCCGTTAACGGAGAAATATGATGGCTTTGTTGGACATCTTCCGAAAGAAACAGCCCGTACAGCAGGAATCTAATACTGTTTTGGGTCAACTCCAACTTGGCAACCAAGTTATCTACGGCGGTCAACAAGGCCAACCGGCACAACAACTGCTTTACGTCACCACATCCAGCGCAACTACCGCTGGCCGTCAGGTGGATATTTCCGGCCTTACGCGCAACTCGACAATTATGGGTTGCGTAGGAATTAAAGCCCGAAGCCTTGCTCAATGCGGCCTTGGCGTGATGGTTAAGATGGAAGACGGCAGCTTTGTTGATGCAACTACCGACAAGCGTGTAAGCCCACGCGACAAAAACAAGGCGCGGCAAGTATTGGCGTTGTTGGAAAACCCAAACAACTTCCAATCGCGTTATGAATTCTGGTATCAATGGTGTATGTGGCAAGACCTTGCCGGTGAAGCATTCACTCTTTGGTGGCGCAAAAACCAAAAAGACCCCAGCGAAACCCCGCTGGAAATGTATAACCTAGACGCTACGCTGATTACTGTTCAGCTAACGCCTACACGTTACCCATCTTATCGCTTGTCCACGCCGTCATACGGATTTAGCCGTGACGAGCCTTTGGATTCCCACCAAGTTATGCACATTAAAGAAGCGGCATGGCAAGGTTCGTCAGGCTTTAACAAAGGGATTTTGGCCGCTGAATTGGTTGGCCTTGACCAAGATATTGACATTTATGCCAATTTTGTAATGCAAAACGGGGCAAAGCCGTCCGGCATTTTCTCAACATCACAAGTTATCCCAGATGCCAAATACAAGGAAATTGCTTCGCGTTTGAAGGAAACTTGGAACGCCATGACCGGTTCGCGCAACGTTGACCCAAGCAAAGCCGGTCAAGGTATGCTGCTTGACCAAGGCATGACGTACACGCCGGTTGATATGCTGACTTTGCAAGACGCGGAATGCGCTGCTCTTAAACAGCAAACCATGAAACGAATTTGCGGCTTGTTTGGCGTACCGGCCACAATGCTTGGCATTGATGACCAGAAATACAACAACACCCAAACCATGTTGGACGAGTTTTATAAAACCACCATGTATCCAATGATTATTAATGTGGAGCAAAAGCTAAAGCAGCATTTGTTGAAAGGGTACCCGAACCTGTGCATCCGGTTTGACACCAAAGATTTTCTTAAAGGTGCGCCGCTTGACCAAGTTAATTTTGTTTCGGCTGGAGTTAATGCTGGTATTATGACTCCCAACGAGGCACGAGAATACATGAATATGCCAACGATTGATGGCGCAGACGAATTGAAAAAAGATACAAAGGTTCAAGACCCGATTGCCGGAACTAGCCCACAAGACACGGGCGGCGGTGGCGGCAACCAAAAACGCCGAGCAAATATCGGGGCAAAATGAGCCACATGAAAAAATTGTTGAAGCTTATGGCTTCACAAATTAAAACGTCTGGTGTTACACTTCCAATAAGTGATACGCCCCACAAGATACAAGACAACAATCTCGCAATTCACAATGGGGTTATCTATGAAGAATCTAATGCTGGTATGCGAAGCGCGCCTAATGGTGCAGGAAAACGCAAACGAGGCAGAAAACCCAAGCGGCAAGATTGAAGCTCGCGTTACAACTTGGGGTGCGCGCGAAGGTGCCGATGGTCGGAAATTTAACTATCAGCCGGAAGGCTTTGCGCAATGGGCTGCTGAATTTGCCGTGGACGGCAAACCGCTTCCGATGTTCCTAAACCATAATGACATGGGTATGCCTATTGGCGAATGGAACGCTTTTGAATTTGATGGCGATGGAATGACCGCCCAAGGTAAACTGTATTTGAACACAGTTGGCGGCTCTGACGTTTACACCATTATGAAAGAATCGCCCAATATGTTTGGCGGCGTTTCCGTTGGTGCTTATGCTGACGAATATCAATGGGTAAAAGAAGATGGTTCGCCAATGGCTGTTGGTTCGGATGACCCGTACACCGATGGTTATTTTCAAATTACCAAAGGCGGTCTACGCGAAGTGTCTGTCGTTATGTATCCAAACAATGACCGCGCGGAAGTTATGAAGCTGGAATGCTTTGATGCAGAAGGCCACCCTAACCCGCGACAAATTGAGAAAGTGCTGCGTGAAGCAGGGCTTTCCAAGAAAGATGCCACCACCGCATCTTCCATCCTCAAAAAGCTAATTGAATCGCGTGATGCGGTTCCTGCGGCTATTGTGGAGCCCCCGAAGCCGAGTGAGTCGGATGCGGTGGACGAAGCCAGTATTCTCGCTGCTCTCGAGCAACGCGAGTTGCTGAAAAAACTCAACGCCTTTATTAAGGAATAATCATGTCGCAAATTATCATCGAAAAGCTGGAAGCTATTGAAGCTGCCCAAGCAAGCAAGATTGAAGAAGTGCAAGCTGCTGCTCATGCAGAAGTTGAAGCCGCTAAAGCCGAGTTTGTAGAGCAAGTTGCTGCTCTGGAAGCCAAGGTTGCATCGGTTCAAGCACCCGCAATCATCAAGCAAGAAAAATCTGTTCGCGCTGATGTGAACAAAATGGTCAAAGAACAACTGAATGCTTTCCGCAACGGCGCACGCGCTGAAAAGGAAATCAAACTGTTTGAATCGGAAGACCAGCGCACCGCCTACCTGCAAGAAGCCTCTGCCCTCACGGGTTCGGGTGCTGGCATTGGTGGCCGTACTGCTTACGACCCCGTGTTCCACAAGCTGCGTCTGATTAACCCAATGCGTGGTCTGTCGCGCAACGTGGCTACCGATGGCGCTACTTATCAATTCCGCGCTAAGACCGGCAACGCTGGTGCTGCATGGGGCTATGCCATCCAGAACAACGGCTCGGCAACCACCGAAAACACCAGCATTTGGCAACTGAATCTGAAGGACGTTAACGTTCAATTCCCGATTCGTACCGCCGCTTTGGACGATATTGATGGTTTGGAAGCCAACGTTGTTGACGATATGCTGGCAGAATTCTCGCAAGTCGAAGGTGCTTCGATGGTGCAGAACAACGACCAAGCTGGCTCAACCACGACCGACACTGGTGCTACCGATGGCCTGCGCGGTCTGAACAGCTACGGCGGCGCTAACAGCGTTTACGCTGGCGGCGTTATCAGCACGGCTGCTTTCGGTTCGTCTGGTACGGCTGCTTCGGATGGTATGCATGATATCGCTACCTACGACCAGCTAACCACCAACGGCAATGGTTCGGCCAACCTCATCACGTTTGAAGACATTGTGACTTTCATCCACTCGCTCCCGCAACAATACTGGAGCAATGGCAATAAGTTCATGATGAGCCCGCTGGCTCTTGCTGGTCTGCGTGGTCTGAAAGATGACAACGGCACGCCGGTGTTTGAACGTATGGCTCCGCTGGTTACCGAAGGTATTGTTGGCAAGCTGCTTGGCTTTGACGTTGTTGTTAACAACTACGTTGACAGCCCTGTCGGTGCCGGTGCAGAAGCTGGTGAAGTTAGCAAGTACCCGATTTATTTCGGTGACTTCCAACGTGGCCACACCATTGTTGACCGTTTGAACATGGTTCTGCGTCGCTATGACCAAACCCTGCCTGGCTACATCACCTTCTTTGGTGAAAAGCGTCTGGCATCGTCTGTTGTTGACCCGTTCAGCATCATTCGTTACCGCTCGACCGCTACCGCAGCCTAAAAGAATGGGGGGCTTTATGCCCCCCTTCTCCCATCCCTAGAGGACATATCAAAATGAGTGCAACTCAAAAAATTCTGGAAGGCATCAAACAAGCTTTCACCGAAAACCGGAAAGTAACCATTGACCTGCGTGAAGCATCGGCTCTGACTGGTTCTGGTCTGAATGTTGGTGGTCGCACTTATTTTGATGAAGCCTTCGCCACATTACGTTATGCCAACCCGTTCCGTATGGGCGCGCGTGCAATTGCAGCGCCCGATTCTTCGGCTGTGCAATTTGTTGCAAAAACTGGTAACGCAACCAATCAAACCAACCCTTGGGGTTACACGTTTACGCCTAACAGCGGCACGCCTGACACCGCTACGGCTTTTTGGCAAATGCCTACACGCGTTATCACGGCTCAATTGCCGGTGCGTGTTGCTGCGCTGGATGACATTAATGGTCTGGATGCATCGCTGGTTGAAGACATGATGCTGGAATTTAGCCAGCAAGAAGGTCTGTCAATGGCGGTTAACGATGACCAATCGGGTTCAACAACTACTGCAACGGGTGGCACGAGTGGCCTACGCGGACTGGATTCTTACAATAGCGGTTCAACAGCAGCTTACGGCACAAGCGGTACTGCTATTACCAATGGTGTTCACACTCTCGCTACTGTAAGCCTTGCCGGCGCAACCATTACTTATGCAAAGGTAGCGGCTATTGCTAACGCTCTTCCCGCTCAATATTGGTCGCTGCCTGGCACCGCATGGCAAATGACTCCGGCAATGATTCAAACGCTGCGCGAACTGAAAGACACGGCTGGTATGCCGTTGTTTATCGACATTGGCGAACCTAATGACGCGGGCGCACTTGGCTCGGTCTTTGGCTGGCCTGTAATTCCGAACCCGTACATGAGCGCGGACTTCCCGATTTATCTGGCTAACTGGAATCGTTTCCTGACAATTGCTGACGTGGAAGAAATTAGCGTTCAAATGTTTGAACAAACCGCCCCCGGTTACATTACTATGTACGCCGAGAAGCGAGTTGCTTCTACAGTCCGTGACCCGTTCGCGGGTGTTCGTGCAAGCGCAGCCTAATTAGGGGAACGTCATGGCAGTCGAGAATATGACTCTCGCGCCATTTATGGCAAACAACCGCAACCCGTACAACTACGCCAAAGTTGAACAGGTTGCGCGCGACCTTACTACGGGATGGTTGACGCTGGATGAGATTACTCAACAGCTCAACCTATTCCAAGACGAAAGCCAAGACGCATATCTGGAATCATTGGAACTCGCCACGCGTATGGCGATTGAAGATTATCTGGGTATGCCAATCTTCCCCGTAACGTACAAAGTCTATTACCCGTATTTTGCTTTCAGCAACAATGCGCTGTATTTGGACTTGCCGGAAGTTACGGAAGGGCAAGGCAATTTGGTTGTTGAATCCGTAGAAGTTTACGGAACGTCCAACACAACGCCGGTGCTGATAACGGAAACGGCGTATGCCTATGACCCAACCGGCAATCGGATTATCCTGGCGGAAGTGCCGAACGAGATTAATCAATACATTGCCAACCCGATTGTGGTGACGTATTCGGTTAGCCCAAGCATCATTGCGCAATACCCTGTTATCAAACAGGCTGGTTTGATGTTGCTTACGCATCTTTACAACAATCGTTCAACTGTTGGCGATACTGTGGGCATGAAGTCTGAAATTCCGTTTGGCGTATCCACGCTGCTCCGTCCGTACAAGCCTTTGGTGATGTAATGGTCAAGCGTTATGAAAACGTGGTGATTAACAACGTAACCAATGGCACGGACAGCGTTGGCGAATACACCACCACCATTACGCCTTGGTTTGAAACCCGCGGAGAGGTACACGACATTGCCAATTCGTTGCGCATTGCCGAAAAGTACCGCGCCTACACGGATTTGTTGAGCATTACTCTTAACTACACGCCAAACATTCGGACAATTGTGGATAACCAGGATTTGTATAGCCTGACATGGCGCAACAAAGATTGGCGTATTTCGGATGTTCGGGAATCCAATGACCGGCAATATGCCACGTTCATGTGCTACCGCAATGACCCATCGGTGCCAGTATGAGTGTTCAACAAAATCCGGTTACATACGCACAATCCATCCAATCCAAATTGGTGGAAGTGTTTGGTGTTATCCCCGTGTATGCCAACTTCAATCGAAATTGGGCTACGGAACCCAAGTTTGTGACATGGCAGTTGCGGAACATTCATCAAGACGTTTATACCGGCGTTGACCAAAACAACAAAGGTATCGACCGACCAATATTTCAAGTAAGTATCTTTGCGCAAGGCTATAATGACGCGCTTCAAATGTCCAACACGCTGCTGCAAGACCTGCACGGCTACAATGGTTACTTTGATACGCTTTATGTTGCCAAGTGCGATATTTCGTGGCTATACAACACCTATGACAATGAGTTAGGATTAAACCAAATAATCCTAGATTGTCAGCTTGACATCCCGACATGATAAGACCAGTTCAACTTTTGCAAAAGGAAACCTAAAATGGCTCTCATCAACAAAGTATTACCTGGCTACACAGCAACCCTGTGGATGCAGTCGGGCGCAACTCCCACCGCTTTGACCGATGCTCAACTAAGCACTTGGACTGGTCAAGTTGCTGACATTATCGGTACTGCCGCTGGCGGCACGGGTACTGACGGCATCCAAGTTCCGGTTGAAGCAATTCCGGCATTTGGCGCAGAAGATGCTTTTGCAGCTTATTCTGTTGCCGGCGCTCGTACAGGCGCAAAAATCACCACCCAAAACCAAGTTATGTCGCTGGCAATTACTGCTGCGTGGAATCCTGCTGATTCTGCTCAACTGCTGATTCGTGATGACGGCGATGATGGTTACACAATTCGCACTTACGTTATCGCTGTTTATGATGGCACGGATACTGTTGCTTATGCTTTCAACGCACGCGTTGGCGGTATGAATTGGGATATGTCCCCAGCAGCAGAAGGCAAGTTTAACTTTACGCTGCATCCGGTTGGTGGCAATAGCTACGGCTGGTCAAACAACGCCTAAATTGGAGAGCCCCTTCGGGGGCTTTCTCTTATGGACATTGATATGACACAAAACAATTCGGAAGCGTTGCTAAACTATTTGGTTACGCAAGCCAATAGCGGTAACAAAAACTGGTTTGGGTTTCAGCAACAACGCATTGCCGGAATCAATTTGGCTTATAAAATGGCAGAACGTCACGCCCCGTCTATGAGCCCCGATGAAATTGCTGACTATGTTATTGCTTTAAATAACGCAATTTATAGGAAGCTAATCGAGAAACGTTAACATGGCTACCAAAATCTCTTTCGGTTGGGAGGGTTTCCAAGAATTTGAAGATTTGGTCAACGAAATTGTTGAAGATTTTGGCGAAAAAGATGCGCGCAAAATGATGCGCAACGCCATGAAAAATGCCATGCAACCTGTATTGGTAGATGCAAAGTTGCGCGCACCTAGCGACACGGGCGCGTTGGCAGCGTCATTGCAAGTGGAAGCCAGAAAGCCTACGGGCAAGGATAGGCGTTCCAAATACGTGGACAGGACGGATGCCGTTATTGCGTCTGTTACTACTGCGCCCGGTTGGAAGTTGAAAAAAACAGCGTTTTTCAACAAAAAGAATAAAAAGTCCGACATTAAACAAGTTGGCATCAATTCCGATGCTCGCGCCGTGGCAATGGAGTTTGGCACGGCTAAAGTGGCCGCCAAACCATTTTTAAGGCCTGCTCTGGAGGCAAACAAGGCTGTCGTGGTAGACTCATTAGGTGACGAGTTAAAAACGCAGCTAGAGCGTTATAAAGCGCGTGCCGCAAGGCGCGCAAAGATTAAATAGGGAAAGGACAAGATATGTCATTGGCACAAGCATTGGGTGGGTTTGAAAGCGGCGCGTTCCGTATCCGCACGTTTGAATTAAACGGCCATACGTTTAAGGTCAAAGTGCCGCTTACGGCTGAAATGGAAGCAATGGCCGAACGTCTTAAAGAGCCAGCCCCAGAATTAATTGAAAAACACTACCAAAACCTTACGTCGGGCTTGGATGCAGAAGTTTTGAAAGCCGGCGGTGTTGAAGTGTTGGAAGACGATTACATTATTGAAGGAAAATCGCTTCGTGATTTAGCCAAGCAAAAGGCATTGGCCGAAAAACGCATTGTGGAAATGTTTAAATTGCTGGTTCCGGCAGACAAAGAATTTGACATGGCCACCATTACCTACGACATGATTGACGAATTGTTCCCGTTCGCCATTCAATTGGAAGTGATGGAAAACATTGCCAAAACAATCTCCCCAGATTACAAGGAACGCAGGGGAAAATAATTGGGTCGGTGCGCCGTCAAGTAAAAGCATATTTGACGGCTCATGGTACCGACCCTTCTGCCGTAGACGAAGAAACGTTTGGGGATATATGCGTCATGTACCATGATGGCGCAATTGGCAATCTTGGATTGTTGCAAGTGCTTGGCACGCTTACGGCAGGGCAATTCAATAAGATGTTGCCCAAAGGCGCAACTCCGTATAAACTGCAAGCAATAATTCCGTCCGCGTATGATTACCTTTATCCGCCTCTGACAGAACAAGACAAAAGGGCGCAAGTAACAAAAAGCCTTATGGCGTTTGCCAAAGCGCGTTCAAAGCCTAATGAGGTCTTGTTCAAAGGATAAACATGGCAAACATTGCTCGTCTTGGCGTAATACTAGGTTTAAGCAGCACGGAATTTGTGCAAGGCATTGACCGCGCAAAGCAAAAAACTAAAGAATTAGAAGCCGACTTTGTTAAGCTGCGGGCTGGTATAGCCATTGTTGGCACGGCATTTGTTGCCACAACAATGAAAGTTTTGCAATTTGCAGACCAAATGAGTGACGCGGCAGACGCATATCAGGTATCGGTACGCGGCATCCTCGATATTAGCAAAGCATTGGAAAAAGCTGGCGGCTCTTTTGATAACGCCGGTCGATTGCTTGGGCAATTTTCAAATAAAGTTGACGAAGCTGCGTCTGGTTCCAAGCAAGCACAAGAAGCGTTCGCTCGTATTGGCATATCCCTAAAAGATTTGGAAACGCTGTCAACAGAAGACTTGTTATCCAAAACAGCAAGCAGTCTGGCGCAAATTGAAGACCCGTTAACGCGAAACGCCATTGCGTTTGATGTGTTTGGTCGAGCAATGCGCGGCGTTGATATAACCAGATTTGCCAGCGAATTAAACAATGGCGCGCAAGCAACAGACAAACAAGTCGCAGCCGTGCAACAACTTGCTGCGTACATGGAAAAACTGGAAGGTATTATTACCCAAGTTAAATTGACGCTAAGCGAAGCGTTGTTGCCTATTCTTAAATTTGCCGAAATCCAAATGAAGGATTTTGGTGGAACAGCCGAAATTGTTGGCAAAGTAATTAAAGCAGCGTTTGATGGCGTGGTTGCAACTATTACGTTTGTTGTTGAAAGCATTAAATGGGCGGTTGCATCATTAGCAAATCTTAATACTGCTGCTGCATCTTTAATGACGGGCGGCAGTTTTTGGGACACATTAAAAAATCTTGGTTCCGAAAACAATGAACGTTTTCTCCAAAATCTTAAAGAAGTTCAAAACGCATTAAAAGGTGGGTCACCAACCGAATCAAGCAATGGATTTGCTGGTCGAAAAGTTACGCCTTATGAAGACAAATCGGCTGATACAAAATTAGCCAATTTGCTAAAACAATTGGAAACGCTGCGGTTTATATCAATCCAATTTGATAACCAGCAACGTATGCAAGTAGAAGGCATTAACGTTCAAACGCAAATGCTTTACCTGACGCAGAACCAAGCGCAAGTTTATCAAGCCATGTATCAACTTGATAAACAGCGGTCTGCGGAAGTAGCCAAGCTAGAAGAAAAACGCAAAGAAGCCGTTGCTGCTGGTGCAGACAATCGCGTTATCGAACAAATTGACCAAGAAATTGAAAAAGTTAACGAATTGGCCGAAGCGTACAAAACCAAAATTACCGATGCCATTACACAAAACCAAACTTTGTCACAATCTTTTGAAGGCGGTTTGTTAGCGTCTTATCAAAAATTCCAATTTGAATCCATCAACGTTGCCGAAACAGTATCCTCATCTGTCGACGCTCTTTTTTCTGGAATGACAAATGCTTTGACCGCGTTTGTTATGACGGGTAAATTAAATTTTGCAGATTTTACTAGAGCAATTATTGCAGATTTAATACGAATTCAAATGCAATTGATGGTTTCAAAATTGTTTTCAATGGCTATTGGTGCAATTGTTAGCCCAATGATAACTCCAGGAACATCCCCGTTTATTGCTGGCCCTCCTGCGCCTCGCGCAGAAGGTGGAGATGTTTTTTCAGATACGCCGTATATTGTTGGGGAACGTGGCCCCGAAATGTTTGTGCCACAACGTAATGGAACAATTATCCCAAATAATAAACTTGGAGATATGGGCGGCACCACATACGTTACAAACAATTATATCGACGCAATTGATACAAAATCTTTTGAAGATAGATTGTACGGAAGTAGCCGTGCTGTATGGGCTGCCAATCAGTATGCCACAAAGAACATTTCAAATTCTAGGACGAGGTCATAATGGCTGGCTTTCAAACTATCTTTGACATCCAGCAGAAAATGGAAGTCAACAATCGCAGAACCACAGGCATCCAAGTAGCACGCTCCGGATATACGACAACTGCTGATTACCTTACTGCCGTTCCTTTCGTGTTCACGGTAACGCCTCATGCTTATTTGTATTATCCGCAAGTGCGCGACATCATTCAGTCAATCGACAATTCAGACAGAACAATTCCGCAGACTATTACATTCAGTTCTGCAAACTTGCAATGGTTTACAAAAATGCAAGGGACAGCGACTTCTGCTGTGCTGGCGACAACTCCTCCTGCTAATGCACAGATCATTTCTGTAACATCCAACGGTACGTTCAAAGCAGGCGATTTCATTCAAATTGGTAATTACCCTTACAAAGTAACAGCAGATTCTTCTGGATCATCGCTATCATTGCATCGTCCTATCATTGGAACACCATCAGCCGGTACAACTTTAACGCTTGGAAAAAATGTCACATTCCGAGTCATTGCAGAAAAATGCCCAACGTATAAACTGAATCCTATGACAGACGGCGCGTTTGTCGAATGGTCAGAAGATTTCGTTTTCCGCGAATACATCACAGGATAAAACAATGGCAACAACTATGACAGCATTAAATTCTCCGCACATCAAATTTGCGGAGTTTGTAAGGCTTACCCTTCCTTCTTCCACCCTCACGTTTTGTAATGCAGCCGCTCCGGTAACGGTCAACGGCATTACATTTGAAGGTCTTGGCTCTTTGTTGGGTATCAGCGAGATTAACCGCAATGTGAAATCAACAAGTCAAGATTTCAAACTTTCTCTGACGGGTATTGACCCAAACAACATCGCATTAGTTTTAGGGCAAAACCTCAAAGGAAGCGTTGTAGAAATTTGGCGGGGATTTTTAGATGACAACAATCAAATCATCACAACGCCAACAACACAATTTTTCAAGCGATACCAAGGCATTGTCAATTCAATGTCAATTCAAGAAGACTTCAATGAAGAATTGCGGACTCGGATAGCAACTTGCGTCATAGCAAGTGCTTCCATGCGTGCTGTATTAGATGCTCGAATCGCTGGCATCAAAACAAATCAGAAATCATGGCAATACTTTTATCCGAATGACACAAGCATGGATAGAGTAGAAATCATTGCGTCAACTTATTTTGATTTTGGCAAAGCGCCAATAGGCGGTAGTCAAGCCACACCAGTAGCTTCATCAGGTGGTGGAACAGAAATTGCACCAGACCAAAGCGCCACAACAACATCAAACGACTACAGCGGATAACATGATAAGAAAAGCGACAAGATATGATTTGCCAATTCTTGTGGAAATGGTTAAACAATACGCCAAAGAATTTCCTTCTGAATTAGCAAAACAAGACCGATGGATTGAAGAACAGCACATTCAACAATTGTTGATGACGATGATTGCTGGATGCGGCTTTGTTTTGATTGACGATGACAAGCGTGGATTTCTCGCCGCTATCGTATTGCCCAATCTTTGGTATCCAAAATTAACAGAATTGTGTGAGTTGGCATGGTGGGTCACGCCAGAGCATAGAAACAGCACAATCGGTGGAAAGCTTTGGGTAGCGTTCGACAAAGAAGCAGAAACCATGATGCAGAATGGTCGCGTACAATACGTCAAAACTTCTTTGAGCGCAGAAAGCCCCGCGATAAATTACGAGAAGCGCGGCTATAAAAAACTTGAAACATCGTACATAAAGGAATAACCATGCCAGCAATCAGCACAGTTTTGTTCACCATTGGCACTTATGCCATCACAATGGGGACGGTATATACCTTTGTTGCGATGGTTGCGTTGTCGTATGTCATGTCATCGTTAAACCAGCCTGATGGTTTGAAAGGCACGACACAAACAGACCCTGGAGTTCGCGCTCAAGTCCCTCCTGACACAACGACTCCGATGCCTGTTGTTTATGGTGAGGCATATCTAGGCGGCAGATTTGTTGATGCGTGCATTACTACAGATCAAAAGGTGATGTATTACGTTATGGCTATAAGCTGCATCAGCGAAAATGGCATCTTCGTTTTTGATACAAACAATTTTTACTACGGCGACAGAAAAATCACTTTTGATACCGTTAACACGACTACAGTGGCAAGCCTAACGGACGGCGCTGGCAATGTGGATACAACGATCAAAGATCATTTGAACATTTCGTTGTACAAGTCAGACAAAAACGGAAACATAACTGGACTCAACACACCGTTCATGCCTTGGGACAGTTCAAGCATCTTAGTAATGGGTGCGGCATCCGGTTTGCCATCAGAAGCGCAATGGGCGGCTACAGGTCGCCGAATGAACGGCTTGGCTTTTGCCATCATTCGTTTGGATTATAACCGTGACGCTGGCACTACGCAGCTTCAACCGATCACATATCATTGCGCTCAATACCTGTACACATATGGCAAATCGAAGCCAGGTGATGTTTGGTATGACTACATGACTAACAGCGTTTATGGTGCTGCAATCAAGCCAGAATTCGTTGATGTCGCTTCTGCCGCAGCGTTGAACACATATTCTGAAGAACTTATCACGTTCACGGATTATGATGGAAACCCACAAACACAAGCGCGTTACACAATCAATGGCGTTGTAGACACAACCAAAGCCGTCCTCAAAAACATTGATGACATTATGCAAGCCTGTGACTCATGGCTGCGTTATGAAGCTGCAAGCGGCAAATGGTCGGTGACAATCAACAAAGCAGAAACCCCTGCTCTGGCTTTGAACGATAACAACATCATTGGATCAATCGTTGTTGGAACTATTGATCTCGCTCAAACAGTTAATGTCATTGAAGCCAAATTTCCAGACGGAACAAACCGCGATCAATACAATTATGTGAACGAAGCCGTGCCTCCTGCATTGCTTTATCCAAATGAACCTGTCAACAAACAAACCGTTACATACGAGCTTGTGAACAACAGCGTTCAAGCGTTGTATTTGGCAAACAGAGTTCTTGAACAAGGGCGTGAAGATTTAACTATTACAGTTAACACGACTTATGTTGGCATTCAACTTTCTGCAGGAGACATTGTAACTATTACAAACTCTGCTTATGGTTGGAGTGCAAAACCATTCCGCTGTATGCAAGTGCAAGAGTCTGTCACAGGCGATGGTTCGCTTGGGGCACAGTTGCAATTGACTGAATACAACGCCCAAGTATATGACAACTTTGACATCACTCAATATTCACCATCAGGCAATACAGGAAACCCATCAAGCGGGTATTTTAGTACATTGTCGCCACCGGCTGTTGTTGATGCGAAACCGTATGTAAGCGTACCAACTTTCAGCGTTAATTGCGCCGTGCCAATCAAAGGGCGCACAACATATTTGACGCTATTTTATACAACGACAGGAAGCCCCACGGCTTCTGATTGGACATCTTTTGGTACGCAAACGCTTTCCAATTCTCAGCCTTTCGGCAGCGGCGCGATTGTATCTTTCAAAGACATTAGCTTACCAGCAGGGAATTATCATTTCGCTTACAAAGTAGGCAACGAATCCTATTCATCACCGCTTTCTGCAAAATCTACTATTCTTGTTTGGACTCCCGATCCAGCCAATGCTTCTAGTTTCACGCTCACGTTCAACCCTTCTACATTGCAAGTGCCATACAGCGGTAGCACACCTAGCTTCGCCGGAGTGATTTGTAAATTGTATGGACAGAACGGTTTGGGAGGCGTGGATTTTGTTCCAGCGCAAACGGATAGCGATCCAACATTCGTTTCTGGAACGTGGCGCATTGGCGCAACAGATTCAACGGGATATGGCGACATTGTAAAAACAAACATTACCGTCCCAGACCCTACGGATGGGGGAACACATGCGGATTTTGGGCAGCCGACTGCAATGCCAGCCAGCACAGCTACGATGCAAGTTCCCGTCCGGTACAAAGATTTGGCAGGTGCAATACATCAAGTATCACCAGCTTCGATTCAATATGCTTATCAAGTAAACGGAACATCGGCTAACAAATACGCTACAGGTTATTTGTATCAATGGAATTCTGCAACGCCAGGGAACCCAAATGGAACATCTATCTATACATGGGCTGATGGCTCAATGTCTAGTTACACAGGGTCAAACGGATGGCAAACGAGCATTCCTTCTAACCCTGGAATCCCTTTGCTGCGTTTGTGGCAAGCGTCAAAACAAATCGTAGACGCCGCGACAGTTACTACAACAACAGTTAGCTGGACATCTGGTTTTACCGTTGCTGATGTCACACAGAATGGTGCGGCTGGCGTTCAAACTGCCACGCCTACTGTTTATCAATGGGCTATTACAATCCCACTAGGACCAACTGGTTCATCTACTTACACTTGGGCTACATCGTCATTTACGCCAACCCCTAGCGGTTGGAGTTTAGACCCAGGCACAGCGCCTAGTGCCGGATATACATTGTGGGGCGCAACGGTTAGCTTGTTAGATAGCGCAACAGCAACAACTACATCAATCAACTGGACTACTGCAAGTATCACAGCACGCGGCTACGCTGGCACAAACGGTTCAACTGGAACCACAGGCGCGTCTGCTCGTATCTGTTACACAAAGACAACGCTAGCAAGTTTGAACTCCACCCCTACAACAATCACCACTTCTGGCAGCACATCATTCCCTCCGGCTGGCTCATGGGGTGCTGGTACTTCGTGGCAAGCTACGCCCCCTTCCATTGTCGCTGGCGAATCTGTGTATCAATCAGATGGCATTTATGATCCGTCAACTGGAAACACAGTTTGGAATGTGCCATATCTTTCCGCGTTAAAAGTTGGCTCTTTATCGGCAATTAGCGCAAATCTTGGCACGGTAACAGCCGGTACGATAACCGGCGTGACAATTACTGGTGGAACAATTCAAACGGCTACATCTGGCGTAAGAACTGTTTTACAAGGTTCTAATAATACCCTGACAACTTATGATAGCGGCGGCATTGCAGTTAGCGTGATCGGTGGCGCTGGTAGCGGTGGCGGCATTGCAGTCAACACAACTGTTAGCGGCACATCTTATCCAAACATTGCAGGATATTCTGCATTTTCTGGTTCTGGCGCTATTACAGATGTGCCTTGTTTGTTAGGTTCGAACACAATTGGCACTGCGATTCGCGGAGACAGCAACAACAACGGCATCGGCGTTTGTGGGGTTGCGCGAACATATGGTGGTAGCAATCATGGACTTCGCGGGGTTAATACGGCACAAAACGGTGGCACATCAACCGGAGGATTGGTGGGGGTTGCTAACGGTTACGATTTTTATGCTGATGGCAGCGGTGTCAACTATGGACCATTCACAGGTTCTCACGATGTAATGGTTGCTGTTGGTTCAAACATTGGGCAGGGCTATATCGTCAAGGACGTTGCTTGTTTGGTTAAAAAGAACGTTTCTAATACTGTGTTTTCCGTTGCTTTGTCTGACGCACCAAATGAACCTAGCATTGGTGTAATGGTTTTGAACAACGGATTACTAGCAAATCAAATTCCAGCCGCTTTCGTTGAAAAATATGAGTACATAGAAGTTGACGGAGAATGGGAAACCAAAACTATCCTTTATCCAGAATATGATTTGTATAAAAACGACTATGACTATTGTTCAGCAAATGCTGTTGGCGAAGGACAAGTTTATGTCTGCGGTGAGAATGGCAACATTGCTGCGGGCGATTTGATTGTCACCAGTTCTGTCGCTGGCGTTGGCATGAAACAAGCTGATGACATCGTGCGGAATTATACGGTAGCCAAAGCGCGGGAAGCCCTTATATTCACAGACACTACTACGCCGGTTCTTGTTGCGTGTATTTATCTTTGCGGGTAACATCCTAAAAGACAAGACATGATTCATGCCTCTGTGAGAACATAAAGGCATAACCCCTAGTAAGGAGCAATCATGGCAGTATTTAACAAGAACTCGCTGACGCAAGTTAGCGGCTTCGACAACCCGATCATTGCTGGCGAACTTGTTTTCAACCAGCAAACGTTCTGGAATCTTGAAATGAACAACGGCGTGACTGCCGTTGATCTTGACGGCGCAATGATTGATGCTCAAATCATTCGGCGCAACCTATCAAACGTCCGTGATAGCCGCTACGGGCTGACGTTTGACATTTCAGACTACACACCAACTCCAGACCCTGTTCCGTTAACGATTGCCAATCGTGATAACAACACAGGTCGGTTTACGCTTGTTATTGACAGTGAAGCATGGGGTCTAATAGCAAGCGACCCGCAACTTAACATTGCAGATGTTAATGGTGTTGGCTATTCCGGCAGAATCAAAATCAGCTTTCCATCTACAGGAAGCGTACCGGCTGAAGACATTATTATTTTCTTGCTGTTCATTGTTCGATCTGACGGCATTGTGAAGGAATAATCATGGCTCGCATGAATGTCCAAGTCACAGACAATCAAAACGTGACTGTATCTGTCACGCCTGTTCCACGTACCGAAGTCACCATCAATCGTGGCATGGTCGGACCAGCAGGACCGAATAGCATTGGCGGTTATCCAATCAGCATTATTGGCGAACCGGCAAACTATGACGCATTGATGTTCAATTCGTCTCAAGGTGCGTGGACTAATATCCCGCAAACTGAAATCGCCGATGGCGGCAACTTTTAAGGAATCTCAAAATGGCAAACACCATTCGTATTAAACGCCGTGCCGCTGGCGGTGGCTCTGGCGCACCATCATCTTTGCAAAATGCTGAACTTGCATTCAACGAAGACTCTAGCGTTCTTTATATTGGCGTTGGCACCGGCGGTGCTGGCGGTTCTGCTACCGCTATTATTCCAATCGCTGGTAATGGTGCGTTTGTTGATACAAGCACAACGCAAACAGTCGGCGGCGTAAAGACATTCACGGACGGCATCGTTGCTGACGTAACTGGCAATGCTGACACGGCTACCAAGTGGGAAACACCGCGTGACCTGTCTCTGACGGGTGACGTAACTGCTACGCTGACCAGCGTTGATGGCTCGGCTAACGTATCGGCTGCGGCTTCCCTGTCGAACACGGGCGTTACCGCTGGCTCGTACACAAAGGTAACTGTCGATGTCAAAGGTCGTGTTACTACGGGCGCAACCGCAACTCTCAACGAAATCAGTTCACCAACCTCTGCGTTCAGCATGGGAGGGCAACTCCTCACCAACCTCGCAGACCCCGTTAGTGACCAAGACGCAGCCACCAAGTATTACGTTGACAGCGTTGCCCAAGGGCTTGACGTTAAGGCATCTGTTGCTGTTGCAACCTCTGGCAACATCACGCTATCTGGCACACAAACTATTGACGGAGTGAGCATCGTTGCCGGTCAACGCGTGCTGGTTAAGTCACAAACAGCCCCCGCTGAAAACGGCATTTACATCGCCAGCGCATCGGCTTGGTCACGTTCGCCTGATGCTAATACATGGGCTGAACTGGTATCGGCTTATTGCTTCGTTGAAGAAGGTTCCACCTACGCCGACACCGGCTGGGTGTGTACCATCAATGCTGGCGGCACGCTGGACGTTGACCCTGTAACGTGGACGCAGTTCTCCGGCGCGGGTACTTACCAAGCTGGCACCGGTCTTACCCTTACCGGCAACACATTCAGCATCACCAACACCGCCGTTACCGCTGGCGCATACGGCAACGTAAATGGTCAGCAAACATTGGTCGCAACAGTCAACGCGCAAGGTCAACTGACCGCGCTGGCGGCTTACGACATCAATGTGGATGGCGGCACGTTCTAAAAACTCTGGCTCTATAGCGAGGAAACCCCAATGGCAAACAAGATTGTTCTAAAGAAAAGTTCGGTTGTAGGCAAAGTACCGTTATCAACCGACTTGGAAGTTGGCGAACTAGCCGTCAACCTTGCGGATGCGAAGCTGTATAGCAAAGACGCAAGCGGAACAGTCATTGCTGTTGGCGGTGGCGGCAGCGGGGGCGGTGACGTATATGGACCCGCCTTTGCTACCGACAATGCCATTACTCGTTTTGACGGGGCAACAGGCAAGCTGATTCAAAACAGCACGGCTACGCTTGATGATTCCGGCAACGCGGATTTCACTACGGTCAAAGCGGATGCGTTTGATATCGACACGGCGGCTACTCCGGCGGCGGCTGTGGGGCGTTTGTCGTGGGATGATGGCAATGGTACCGCCCAGCTAGGATTGAAGGGCGGGAACGTCACGCTGCAAGTTGGTCAAGAAGTTGTAGCCCGTGTTTACAACGACAGCGGCGTTGCGCTGACGGATGGGCAAATCGTTTACATCTCTGGCGCACAAGGCAACCGCATTGCCGTAAAGCTGGCGCAAGCCAACAGCGAAGCAACGTCAGCCGGTACGCTGGGCATGGTCACAGAAGCCATCGCGTCAGGCGCGGAAGGCTTCATTACGATGGTGGGCACGGTAAACAAACTGGACACTACGGGATTGACCGCTGGCGGTTTGATTTATCTGTCCGCTTCTGTTGCTGGCGCGTACACTCAAACCCCACCTACCGCCCCGAATCATCGGGTCACGCTGGGTTATGTGGAACGGGTGGATAACATTGTCGGCTCTGTTTACGTCAAAGTGGATAATGGTTACGAACTGGACGAATTGCATAACGTAGTCATTACAAGCCCAACGTCAGGGCAAACGCTGGTCTATGACGCGGTTCAGGGCGTGTGGGAAAACGCGAGCATTACCGCGGGAACGGGTATTGGAGTAACCAATGGTGCTGGTTCTATCACTATTTCTAATAGTGGGGTTACTTCACTTGCTGGTACGGCTAATGAAATTGACGTTTCGGCTGCTACCGGCAGCGTTACTCTTTCTCTGCCCGCTACCATCAACGCCGACACTACCGGCAATGCTGCTACCGCAACTTCTGCTGGCAAGTGGACAACCGCACGGACATTATCTTTTACAGGCGATGCAACAGGCTCCGGCTCGGTTGATGGCTCAACCAACGTTGCTACAGCATTAACTCTTGCGAACACCGCTGTTACGGCTGGTTCTTACACTAATGCGTCAGTCACAGTTGATTCTAAAGGTCGTGTCACGGCGGCATCCAGCGGTACGACTCCGGTTACTTCCGTGAGTGCTACAGCCCCGATTCAATCTAGCGGCGGCGTTACTCCTACCGTCAGCATTACTCAAGCCAGCAGCACGACTAACGGCTACTTGAGCAGCACCGATTGGAATACGTTTAATAACAAAACTAACAATACGGGTACTGTTACTTCTGTTGCTATGACTGTTCCAACTGGCTTATCTGTATCAGGCACGCCAATTACTACGTCTGGCACGCTTGCGTTGACAATGTCAGCGGGTTATGCAATCCCAACAACCGCATCGCAAACAAATTGGGATTCTGCTTACACGCAGCGTTTGCAATGGGATGGTAGTAGCACAAACCTTGTAGCCGCAACTGGTCGCTCGTCGCTCGGTGGAACAACTGTCGGTCAAAACTTTTTTACGCTGACAAACCCAACAGCTATTTCGTTTCCGCGAATCAACGCAAACAATACGGTTTCGTCTTTGACTGCCGCTGATATGCTGACTGCTTTGGGCGCACAAGCTTCTGCAACCGCTATCACTACAAGCAACATTGGATCGCAGTCAGTCAATTACGCGGCTACGGCAGGAAACGGCGGCGTCACTTCAGTCAACGGTCAAACTGGCGCAGTGACAATAGCGTCCGGTGGCGGAAAAACATGGACAGCATTTACAGCAACAGGAACATACACGGTTCCGTCTCAAATTACATCAATTAGAGTATATGCGTTTGGCGCTGGCGGTAATGGCTATCTCGGTACGGGATGTGGCGGCGGTGGTGGTGGATGCGCTTTTGGAGATATTGCTGTCACTCCTGGGCAAACAGTAACATTGAATATATCTTCTGGCGTTGCAACTGTTTCTTATGGTGGAACAACGTTATTAACAGCAAATAACGGAACCGCTGGAGCTTTATCATCTGCCGGAATTGGCGGTTCTGCAACGAAACACGTTTCCGTTACAAATGGAGGCGCTTATTCTGGCGGAAATGGTGGCGCAGCTTTCACAAACGTTCCAACGGGCGGCGGGTCTTCTGGTTCACCGCTGGGAAATGGTTACAATGGCGGAACAGCTTCTGGAAACGCAGGTGGCGCAGGAACTGGTGGCGGCGGCGCTGGAGGAGCTGGAGGAAATTGCTATGCTAGTGCAGGTGGCGGTGGGGGAGGTACTGGAGGAGCCGGTGGAGATACAAACACTTCATCAACAACTCAACAAGGCGGCGGCGGCGGCGGAAGCGGCGGAGCAGGTAGTACGCTAATTGCAGGAGCATC